GCGGGGCGATCGCCAAAACGGCATCGGCCATTTGGGCGACCTTATAGGTGGCCGTGCTGCCGTTTTTGGCTCGGATGGCGTTTGCGATGGCCAGGACGCTGGCCTCCTCATAGAGCTTCTTTGCCATCAGTAGCTTACCTCCGTGCCATCGGCGATAGCGTCGATTTTCCCCGCCACCCGGATAATCTCATCCTGGATAGCATTCAGCTGGGCGGCAGTAATAACCGTTACGTTATCCTCGTACACCACTTTTTCAAGAGCCATCGCTTACCACCTCCACATACAGCCCCACCAGTGCGCTCAGCGGATGATACACCGGGTTACCGCTATCGCGATTGCACAGGTACAATACACCATCCTGCGTGTAATACTTCCCGGCTTCTAATGCCATGTTCCCGTTGTAGGGGATAGCATCGTATTTCGTGCCATCGTGCTGTTCACAAATTTCCTCCCAGAGGGATTCTGTGATTTTAATTTCGGGCATATACTCCCTCCTTATGCCGTCCTGCGCCATGTGTACACGGCCAGGTACGGCGGCATATTGTTGTGGGCCTGGCCGCCGCAGTTGGACGTAGCCTTGCCCGTGTAAGCGTTGTACTGGGTACTCGCAGCTTCATACAGGCGGATGGCGTTGACGCCCTCCGTAATGCTCTGGCCCGTGTAATCGTAGCCGTGGGTGTGGTTTGCCATCTCCGCCGCCGTCAGGATGTGCTCCTCTTCGCCGCCGGTAGAGCCCGCCGAATGCGAATCACCAGCCGCCAGCAGAAACCGGTCCTTGATCTGCTCCCAAGTGCCGCCAAACAGGTCCGCTGGAGGCGTGGCATCCGTGGACTGGTAGATGCTGCCGACGGGGTGGAGATAGTCCAGGAAAGCTTTCCCCAAATACAAGATAGGCCACTTGAACTCTACCACCTTTTCGTGTTCCGCCACGCCGCCGAAGCATACCCCGGGCAGGGTAAAGCTCATGTTCATGGGCACCGAAACGGTGGGAATGGTGATTTCCCGCGTTACCGTGGTGCCCAGGGAGTCCGTAGCTTTGACCTGTACAACGCTGGTCGTGTCCGTACCAAAGGCAACCAGATACACGGTCTTCGCGCCACTGGTCTGGTCGGTCAGCGTGGGCGCGCCGGTAATTTCCACAGATGCCTTGTTCCCGGTCAGCTGGAGGGACAGGGTGAACGTCAGTTTGATATCTGCGCCCATGGAATTTTCCGTCCACACGCTTCCCGTGTAAGAACCGCGCACAAAGGCCAAATCCTGGACCACTGGGCCGCTGTGCGCGTTCACGGTGATGTTCTGGGCAACAGATGCCGTGCGCCCTCTGCTGTCCGTGACGGTGGCTACAACGGCCATTGTGCCGCTTCCTGTAAGGGTATTCGCCCAGTCCGGGCTGGCGGCTTTTCCGCCGATGGTCAGGGACTTGGCCTTGATCGTACTGCCGTACGCCCCAGCAGCGGAAAACGTGGCTTTCAGGGCGCTCTTGCCCTGCACCCAGCCGTATGTGCCCTGATACCCGGAAGTGTCGGACAGACTCACGGACAGGGTGGGTTTTACCGATGCAGGGATGGAGGCCGTCAGTGTGGTCGTATTGGTGCCCACCACGGCGTCCCCGTTGTAGGTGGTGATCTCCGCCGTAATGTTTACGGAGATTCCAGACGTATTCTGCGCGGCCCAATCCAAGGGCGGCGTATACGATATGGATGTGGCACTGGATTTTGTCGCCACAGTTACCTGTGCCGCAGAGCCACACTTGAGTTTGATGGTGTGCGTAAAAGTGCTCACGGCCCGGGTCACTGTAAGTGTACCGGCAGAACCCAGCACAAGCCCGGATGCAGACACGGATGATGCCCGGGGGATATCCGGGAGATTGACCGTGCCTGAAACCGTCAGTCTGGACGGTGTGTAGGATGATGTAAACCCACTGTGCCAGTCCGCAGAGAGCACCACAGACCCCTTGCCCATATTGTTATGGGCCACGGTGATGGACTTGCTGCCCAGCTTGTACCAGCCCCTGGAATTGTACCGGTACGGGTTATAAACCTTGGTGCCTTGCAGAGTGTAATAGCAACTATTGGCGTCCAGGTTGTAGCTCTCGCCGGTGCCGTCATAAATGTACAGCGTCAGGGACAGTGTGGACTTGTTGTCCGCGATGCTCTGGGATACGCTGTAATCCAGCCGCAATTGCCAGCCGGTGGAAGATTTTGCACCATAAATGCTTGCCATCAATTCACCCCCACGAAGGACACGGAACCGTTAGGCTGCACGACAATGCCCATGGGTCCCAACCGGAACTTGCTCAGTTCCACCAGCTCAAAGCTGTTGTTGTTCCAGTACGCCAGTAACGTGCCGGCCGTATCGTAGAATCCGATTTTGTCGTTGTACTCCTTCAGCACAATCTCCGACGCAGAGGATCCAATACGCAGCACCGGATGGCCGTCGTCGTCGATACTGGCGTCGATGAAGTCAGAAAGCGTCTGGCCGTTGACGGTGACTCTTTCTGCGGACATTTGCCCGGCGGTGATGACATTTGCGTTGATCTCGCCATCCATGGTCAAGGCAACACCGGAAATGGTATTTCCGCCGTCCTTGGAGAATCCCAAACCACCGGTGGACATAATCCACATCCGTGTATTGGGTGTAATGGTGGGCGTATCTCGCAGGGTCCACCCGATGGGGAATCCCTGATCGTCCAGAGTCAGCTCGTAATACCCGCCCTTTGCCCCGATGATCTTCTGCGTAGCGTTCTGCATGGCCTTGGTAAGGCTCTCATAAGCCCGCTTAATGCGCTGCTCTGTGGGGCTTTCCATGGCGTAATCCGCGTCCTGCGGGGCGTAACTGTGCATCGTAGAGGAAAGGCCGCCGTACAGGTGGATTTCCTGTTCCATGACGCACACGTCCAGCCATTCGCCGGTATCACCCTCCACCTGGATGACGTCGCCCACCTCAACAGACGGGTCACAACGCCATTTTACGTCGCAGGGCTGGAAGGATATCTCTAACTCCGGCTGAATCAGGTCTGCAACGGCCTGGTTCATGTAAGGGTTTGTGGACGTGATGCCCAAGCCGGTGCCGGATGTAATGGGTTCATCTTCCGTGCCGGTGGTGAGGCTGGATACCGTGTACAGATCGTCTGCCGTGCGGGTAAGGCCGGACATGTACTGTTGGTCCCGGCTGACCTGAAAAGTAGTCTTTGCGTACCACTTAAACACCAGATTGCCGTCCCGGTCGAAGTGCGCGGACTGTCCGCACAGTCCAGCCAGCCACCCCAGCTGCTGTCGGATGGTGCCCTCAAACACAGACTCGATTGTCATATCCGGAAAAGTCACCGTTGGGGGAGTCAGGCCGCTTTGCGCACACAGGTCCGTCAGCATAGCGTCTGGCGTGGCGGGGAACTCAATTTGCGGGGTGTACTGCTCCGTCAAGGATGCCATCTGGTCATAGCCAGTGATTTCCCAGCCATACACCAAATTTTCTACGCCGTCTGCGGGGATGTAGTATCGTCCCAGGGGGACATATTCCACCCCAGACGCTGCGGTGCTTACGCCGACAATTGACTTACCGGCCACAGCCTGACCGGCGATGGCTGTCGCGCCTGTATCACCGCCAGGAACGTAGATGCCGATATACGGCACAAAGTACCCACCGGACAACTGCAGCGGCTCATCCGGCTTGTAAATGCGGATTTTGCACCGCCCGGAACAGGCAGAGCCGACGGAAATGCCGCCTGAAGAATCAAACGCCGGTGTGGCGGTGATCTCCTGCACATAGGTTCCGTCAAGCTCTGTCTGCCCGTTGAAAATCACCTTGGCCTTGATCTCGCGGCCATAATCCGCAAAAGCGGCGTGAAACACGGTGGAGACATTGTACATGGCGTCACCTCTCCACGAAGTTCATGGACAGCCCGCCCCACAGCCATTTCCCATCGGTTTCGGGCCGCATGATCGGCGATGACCGGTCGCCTACGTAGCACATCATAGTGCGGTCGGTGCCGGTCATCGCGTCGGGGTATGTAAGGCTGAAAAACACATCGTCCACGGCTTGCAAAATCTTGGCCATTTCAGCAGAGACGAGTGGCCGCCAGGAGCATTCCAGCTTGCGCTTCACGGCCACGCGGTCGCGGAACATATCGCCGTTCTGGTTTCTGCCGGTCCCATCTGCGTCTAGGTCGGAAATGTTCCATTTCAGTTCATCCGGGGCCGGGAGAGATACCACAGCCCCGGATTTCTTTGTTACCTTAAGTACTTCCATGCGTCACCTCACGTCAGCAGCGGGCTTTTGCCGTTCATGCGCACCTGGGAGTTGTTTTCCCGCACCATCTGCCGGAACATCTCCTTGCCGTCCATTTGGACAATGATGGTAATGGGCCGGTCGCTGCCTTGCCCTAGCACCTCCGCAACGGCCTGTTTGATGGTGTCCAGGGGGGCCTCAATGTTGGTGCCGTGCTTCTGGTCGCCCAGTACGGCCAAAAATTCCCGGTTTGCTGGGATCACCGCGCCCTGGGCCAGGCGAGGAATGTGGACATTTCCCCAATTGACCCGCCCAATGTTCACGCCAGGAATCTTGTTTAAGATGCCCGTGATGCCATTCACCATATCGCTTACGCCGCCCAGCACCCAGTTGATGCCCCGTTCAATACCCGAGATCAAGCCGTTCATAATGGTTTTCCCGAGGTTCAGCCACCAAGCCGCAGTGAATACGGGAGCGATATAGGAGTTCCAGAATTCTTTGATTTTTTGCCAAACGTTCTTGATTTTGTCCCGGATGAAATCCCAATTTGGTGCAATGGCCGCCGCCAAACTAACGCCACCGGCAAGCAACATCCCAATGCCCAAGGGTATTCCTACGCCCGAAAAAATAAGCATAAGCCCGAGGACAACAAGAAAACCGCCGATCATAGCAAGAGTTTTGCCAAGAGGGCCACGAAGCGCCTGTGTAATGCTATCCCAATTGGGCGCAATTACGGAAAACGCAAACATGGCGCTTCCGGCAACGATCATGCCAATGCCCACAGCCATCATACCGGGCACCATTGCCAGCAAAAGGCCAAATACGGCAATATAGGGAGAAATTTCGCTGAATATTTTGGTAAGTGCCGATGTCAAATTTGTGCCGAGCAGCTCCCAGTTCGCGCCGACTTCGCCGACAGCAAACAACGCAATACCTGCGATAATCAAGCCAATACCAAGGGCCTGCTGCCCGGGGACAAACAGTAGCACAGCGCCAAACAGGGCAATGTAAGGGGAAATATCGATTAGCATATTTGCAAGGGCTCCCACAAGGTTGGTGCCGAGCAGATCCCAGTTTTCCGCCACTTCGCCGACAGCAAACAACGCAATTCCCGCAATCAGTAGTCCAAGGCCCCACGGTATATTGCCGGTCAACATAAGAACCACGCCGAGAATTGCAATCATCGGGCCGATAGCAATCAGAATCTTTGAAAGACCAGTTTCCACAAGCGTCTTTGCTGCTTCTCCGCCGTCGGATGCATAAACACCGTATACTGTCAACGCGCCTGCAACCATCATCGCAATGCCTACCCCAACATGGCCGGAAAAAGTAAGGATTGCTCCAATTGCAAGCAGCGCAATGCCTGTCATTAGGGCCATTACGGCATTTACGCCGCTCCCAATATCACTATCAAAATTAACTGCATTCCCTCCGCTTTCGCTCCCGCCTCCTGCGTCGTTGCCGCTTATTGTGTTAAGCTCGTCAAACGGTGCCAAATACTTGCTTGCTTTTTTCGCTGCGCTCCCTACACCCTCGATGGCGTTTTGTTGATCGTTTAGGCTTTTTGCCGCTTTTTTCGAGGCGCTATAAGTTGAGCCAAAAAGCAAGGACAACAGACGAGACGCGCCTGTCAGTGTATATGTGATGATTTTTGCCAGGGCCGTAAAGGCGGGGATCGCTATATTGACAATCGGTTGCGCTAGGGTGCGTAGCTCGCCTTTTAGTCGAGCAACTGCATTCATAGCATCATCATTCGTCTGTATGGCAGACCACATATATTGCTTAATTTTCCGCAGCGCGGCGGTAATAATTGTGAATATAAATACCCGCTTAGCAAGGCCCTTAATGCGCCCGACAAGTTTGTTGAAACTTTTTTCTGCTTTTTCAGCTGCAGGAGATAACGCCTTTGTTGTCGGGGCAAGTGCCTGGGCGGATTTTTGCGCCCCTGCAACTTGTTTTTGTAAATCTGCGGCTTTTTCTTTTGCCGCATTTAATCTGCGTTCGGTTTCTCTGATTTTTTCGTTTGCTTTATCTAATTTATCTGCAGCAGCGTCAAATTCTTTTTGTAAAGCAGATACATTTTTTTCTTGTCCGAGAATAGAATCGGATGTAAAAAACTCTTGTCCGCTTTTCATGTATTCCAATTTTGCTTTTGCTACATCTAACTGTGCGCCGAGTTGCGCAGATTGGTTTACAATCTCCGTTTTCCCCGTGTTTTGCTCTTTTAACTTTTCAGATATTCTTTCTATTTTCTGAGTAATGGAATTGAGTTCTTTTTGCGCCTGCTTGTCGTCAACATTTACTTCCACCACGACAGACCCATCCGACATTAAATCACCTACTTGCTTTTGAATTTTTGATATGGTATATTATTGATACCAAAATTTAAGGGAGGGAGTTTTATGGATACCAAGTACCTGTTCTTGGTAATTATTATTGTTGCTATTTGCAGACTGGCTTTTGTTTCAGCGAATAATGCCAAATTAAAAAAGCGGTACGGTGACGGCGAGTTGCTTCTTGTCGACAAGTTCCAGTTTATAGGAGGTCTGGACCTGCCGCAGAATGTCATGTGCAAGCTAACCTGTTTGCGCTCTCGCATTATCATGCAGGCAAACGGTCAGGAGTTTAATCTGCAAACTGATAAACTGATTGATGTGTCGATCATGACCAACACAGAAATACAGAAGCAGTATGTATCCAGTGCCGGCGGCGCCGTGGCGGGGGCAATGCTGCTCGGGCCCATCGGTGCAATTCTTGGGGGAAGTGCCAGTAAACGCAGCATAAAAACGAACACAAAGTATCTAATCTTCACATACCTGGCCGATGTCCAAACGAAATATATCCTTTTTGATGTGACGAAAAAAACGCCGCAGGCAAAAAGGCTTGTGAAGCAGTTCTCCTATCTGAAGAACAAAGACACCGTAAAAATCGACCTATAACCAACGCGCAAAAACCGCTCTCACAGGAGGGCGGTTTTTTATATCCATTGATTGATAACTTTTTCATCGCTATCCGTGTATTGCCGTTTGAAATCCACAAGATGCTTATTCTGCTTGTAAAATTCCTGATCGGATTTATCCAGCTTTTGATTTTTGGATTTCTTTTTGCGGATGCTTACCACTTGGGCAAATGTGCAATCACCTATTTCTTGGTATGCGGCTATAAATGTCCACCAGTGCAGATATTCAAGGGAGCGGATTTCCGTGCCAAGCACGCGATTTATGGGGCTTGCAATCATCGGGAAATCCTGCTGCCAATCCATGAGCTTAGGTCGCTTTTCATCCCGGCATTCTTCCTCGCCGCAATTTATAAAGGATATGCATTGCCGCACCGCGTTCTCGTATTCCGTGTATGGGATATCCTCGTAATCCGGGTAAAACATTTCCATCACTGCCTCTGCCTTATCGGCGCTGTCCAGCTCCGAATCAGAAAGCATTTCCAAAATGTCCAAAATGTCCCGGTAATCAGACCGAATGGCGTATTCCTTCCCGCCCAGCTCCACGGATTTTGGCAGGCTGTATCTCATTTGTGGTACTTCTTGGTGTACTTGCTAATGCGCGGGTTGGTAAGCTTCTGCTCCCGGGCATACGCAGTATCCATTTCGTCCACCAGCGCAAAAAGCAAATTTGCCCAAATGGGGAATCCGTTGGCCAGCGCGTAAAGATTCAGCTCACCAAAAAGCGGGGTGCAGATATCAAACCCGAATACTTCTCCGTTGATGATCTCCCGCATTTCCCGGTCCATCTTTTGGCCAATGTCAAAAATTTCCTTTTTATCGGCGTTTTTTTGCACTTCGTCCTTATAACCATCGTTCATTTTGTCGAGTTTTTCAAACGCGGAAAAAAGCCGACGAGAAAGCCCCATATCCAGCGGATTAAACGCAAATTCACATTCTTTCCCGTCGGTAGTCACAAAAGTTTTAGTGACTACGCCGGTATCAATTTTGATGATATTTTCGCTCATGGTGTCCTCCGATTTATTTGTATATTGCGTGATAATGGGGCGGGAAACCCCGCCCCTATTTTTTACTGTGCGGCAGCAAACTCGATCTTGCCGGCAGCGCCCTTCGCCACGGTCCCCAAAGTGCGGGTCCCGCCATAGGTAATCTCACTGGCGATGTTTAGTGTACCGCCGCCCTCGCCGCCGATGGAAGTAACGGCAATGGCGCAGGAATCATAACGCTCGGCAAACTTTGCATCGCCGCTGGTGGCGTAGAAGTGGCCGATCATCATGTCCTGGTTGGCCAGCGCCTGCGCATCGTGGTCTTTTACGGCCAAATTCCACATCTTCACGGCTGCTGCATCACCAGCATCCAAGGGGATGGGGTCAAAGGTCTGTGTAATAACGGGCTTTTTCATGGTTGTGAATGTGTTCCCCAGCACATCCTGCTTGCTCTCCTGGCCCCAGTCCATTTCCTCGCTGCTGTCCTCCACCCGCTTGCCGATAGCACTCCACACAGGGGACTCGGAGGAGCCCGTATTCAGGTATGCGATCAAAAGTTCGCGGTCAATGGTCTGACCTTCCGGTGTTGTAAAAGTCAAATCTGGCATTATGTATTCACCTCGTAATTCATTTTCATTAAGATTTGATGATCTTCGTCGCCGTTTTCATACACAGCGAACAAAGAAGATCGCGTAGTAGGCTCCAGGCTTACAACGCGTTTTCCGGTACCAATGTCGGGGCGCTTGCCGGTCGCCCAATCTCCGATAGCGTTTAACAGTTCGTCAGCCTTGAGCCGTTTGTCGTTGCTGTTCCCCGGCTTCACTCGGTAGATTATCTTGAACTGATACTCCGCCACATAACCGCCGGTGATATACCTCCGCACGATGTACGCCGCCTGAATGGTGGACATCGCCATAGCGGAAGTATCTGCAGGAAGAAACTCAAAGCGTATAATGTCGACTGGCAACTCCGCGTATGTGTTCAGCCACACAAGTAGCTTGCGCGATACCTGATCTTCTTCCGCCGCCGACACGGCCTTTTTAATCTTTTCCAAATTTCTTCACCGCCTTATCTGCCACCCGCACCCACTTCTCCATGTTCTGCGCTTTGGAAGCCTCAAACCAATGGCTCTGTGCTTGCGGGTGCATCGCCTTGGAAAATACAAGGTCTCGGTTTGTCAAAACCTTCGTCCCGCCCTTTGGCGCAAAGGTGCTGCCGGTTTGCGGATCAACCATGACTTTGCCGTAGTACAAAAACCGCGCATAAGGCCCGGGGTAAATAATTTTGTTGCCGTCTAACCTCGTGCGTATTGTTAAAGATCCTGTAAGTGCAGGGACAAACGGCGCGGTGTCTTTTATGACCTGCTGCCCCACAATGCTTTCAGCGCGGGTGCAGCTCTCAGCCAGTTTGTCCTTGATGGCCTCCATGCCGCCAAAATGCATCGCAAAGGTAACGGCCACTTATTTCCCACCCACTTCCCAATGCTGCATATCTGCGCTGCCAAAGTCTTTTGCGTCAACCTTAGTCACATTCCAGCAATTATCGTGCGCCAATGCCACGCCCTCGTTGTCCGTTACAAATTCGCCTTTGACGAAAAATGTATCGCCACCATTGCCGGTGGTGGATAACGTCCATAGGCCCGCCCTGTCGCTTGAGGCAAAAAATGCTTGCGGCTCTGTATATGTCTTGGGCTTTCCGCTAAATCCATCCACAGCTTTTACCGTAAATGGGATATACAGGTTTACTGCGTCGGCGCCTTCAAGCCCGCTTTTGCGCACGTTAACTCCCTTTGCCGCCTCGCAGAACACGCCATCAAGCACGGTTACATATAGGTTTGTGACATCTTTTAGCGTGGCAGGGTCCGGTTCACGCACGACGTTGTAAACCGTTACAGTGTGGGGAGTGTACATCTGCAACCACCTCCGCGATACAGCAACCCTGTATGGGCAAGGTATTCCATGCACGTTTCCGCCAGCAATTTTCTTGCGCCGTCCGTGGCACTCAATGCAGCAGCGGCGCTTTCCCCGCCGCTGGCCAGTGTGCGAGAATACCCGCCTACCGTTTCACTTTTCACGTCACCGCCGGTAAGCGCATCCGTCAGCCTGGTTGCGGCAAGTTGCTGCGCGGTCTCGATCAACTGATACTTGTCCACCAATGCGCAGCAACACATCTTTACAGCGTCCATATCAGCGTTGTCTTTCGCCCGGTTTTGGGTGTAGTAATCGAGGAAGGAGCTGGCCCGAACAGCCAGACGCGGGAAGTCATTTTCGCTCACAGCGCCCATATAAGTGCCGAAGTAGTATTCAAAGTCTGCGTAAGTCATACGGGTCAGCTCCTTTCAAATCAGGCGGAAACGGTAACGGTAGCAGTGCCAGTCTTCGTTCCGTCCTGCTTGGACTTCGCGGTAACGGTGATGCTGCTCTTGGTTTCGGTAGCAGAAACGGTCAGAACGCCCTCATCGCTGATCTTGCTCTTCGTGCCGTCCTGAGACCATTCGACCTCACCGTTGATGATGCCCTCGCCGTCAACCTTGGCGGTAAACAGCTTGCTCTCGCCCTTCTTTACGGTGGCGGTAGCAGGGGTCACGGCGACGGTGGAAATGGCACCGCCCTTGCCATAAACGGAGAAGGGGAAGGGATTGGCCTTGTCCACGTTGTAGGCGTTGACGGGGTTGGCAATCTCCCAGCCCAGACGCATGACGGCGCGGAGAGCAACCATGTCGTTCTGCATGAGGTTGTAGGTGATGGCCTTGGTGCTGGGGTCCTGAATGACGCCCTCGGTGAAGATCTTAAAGGTCATGTCCTGGCGAATGGCGTACACCAGCTGGCTCCAATCACCAACGATCATCTGAGCCTGAGAGGGGTCAAACGCGCCGTTCATGGGGAAATACATATCCATGCCGTCGAGGCCGTAGCGGGTGGCACCCTGCATATCGGACTTGAAGATGGGCTGACCGGTGGTGTCCTTCAGGCCGCGCAGCTTACCGCGCATCTGGATAGCGGACATCACGCCGTTGGGGTTGAAGCCGTCCAGCTCAACCTTGGAGATCAGGCCATTCTCGCCCATGATGTCGTCAAACACGCTGGTGCCGACGGGAACACCGTTGCCGGCAGCGATAGCAGCGGGCACAACGCCAGTGCGCCAAGTGCTGGGTTTGTTGGTGCCGAACAGGATAGCCGCATCAATGACCTTGCCAAAAGCCTCGGTCAGACGGGGCTTAACCTCGCCCCAAATGTCATAGTCCGCATCATCGAGAGCAGCCTCGGGAATGGGGACGATAACCGCGATCTCCTCGGCATACAGCTTCTTCTTGTCCCACGCCATCTTGGTAGTCTGCTTGAATGCCTCGCCAGCGCCGCCGTCAGTGGCCTCGCCGTTGACAAAGTACGCGGAGGGAAGTGCGTCAAGAACGTTGATGGTCTGCGTCTTGCTGGACATATTCGCCAGACGACGGCCCATGCGCAGGACAGCGGATTCCGCGATAGCGCCCTGCATGATCTCGCGGGTTACGGGTTCCGGGATAAGGCCGGAAAGTGCGGAACGATCAATACTTGCCATGTTGTAATCTCCTTTTCGTTATTTGAGTGCGCCGCGAATCAGGCTGTTCATCGTGGCATTATTTGCGTTCGGTTTGTCGCCGCCGCCCGCAGGAGCCGTCCAGTCAAACTTGACTTTCTGACGATTTTCCGTGAGCTTATCAACGGCCTGCTCAAAAGTGGTCTTGTCGTCCACCATCCTGAGAGCCTTAAACGCGATAAACTCTGCATCATCGCCAGTCAGGCCTTTGGAAAGCACGTACTTATCACGCTTGACCTGTTCAAGCTCAGACTGTGCAGCGGATAAAGCGCTCTTGCTGTCCGCGAGCTCCTTATCGCGTTTTGCCTGTCGCTCCTGTTCGGTCTGCTGGCCGTCTTTCCATGTGCGGTATGCGGTGATTTCTTCCTCGCTGGGGTACTTCTTCCGTTCTCTGTCAAGCCTCGACTGAATCATCTTGTCAACGTCAGCCTGCGTGAACGTCTTTTCCTGCTCTTGCGCAGTCGTTCCCGTGCTCTGCACGGTGGGTTCTTCTGTCATAAAAATCTCCTTGTTTAACGACCTGTCGGTCAGTGTTGATAAAACAAAAGAGCCAACCTGTAAGCGTTCTTTACAAGTTGGCTCCTATTGCCCTTTTCCGCGCCCTATTGCGCGGAAGTGCTGTATTTTATTGTTTTTTTGACCTCTAAAACGATATACCCATCGCCTTTTCGCCGCACTTCTGCGTTGTTGCCGCGCTTCAAAATAGCTTCAATCGCCTGTACCATTTCATCACGGTTCATTGACTACCTCAATTTCTTTTGGTGCTACGTTCGTAAGCTCAACTTTTGCGCCATCATCGCACAGAATTACAACCCGATATTTGATCACGCGTGCAATCTCGCGGCTGTAATCACGCATCACTCGCACATCTCCGTCAAGTTCAAGCACAATTCCTTTGTAACTTCTTGCTTTAATTCTCATACAGAACCTTCATCCTTTCCCGCTGCTCCGGCAGCCCCGCCGCCTTGCTGAACGCCTTGTACTTTGCGTTCAGGCGGCGCAGTTTGATATTCACTGCCTGTTCTTCGTCTGTCAGCCCTGCTGCGTTGTATGCTGTTTTCTCACGCTTGAGCTTGCGTATGGTGCGCTCCACCTTGCGCTGCTCCTGCGTGGCTTCGTATGCCGTATAGGTCTTGCCCTCAAACGTACAGCCCAGACCATCGTCAATTTGGGCAAGCTGTTCATCTGTGTAAGTGCGCTCACTTACGCCCTCAACCCAAACGTTGCGGCGGTGCCGGCAGTTGGCTCCTTCCAAACCATCTACGGCGCCAAGGCCGCAGACCTCATAGATGTTCGGATAAATGTCACCTGCGCGAATACTGTATACCTTGCCTTGCCAATCCTTATGGCTCGACCACGGCGACGGCCCGGGCTTATCACGCGCGCCGGAATGAGCGGAAACCTCAAAATATGGTGTCTCAAGATATTCCGCCGATTGCTCCGTGTACTTTGCGCAGATTTGGGAAACGCCTGTCATAACCGCCCGCCGCGCCGCCACATCGATCTGATCTCGATGCCCGCTCTCATAGTCAACTATTTTCAATCCGCTGTCTGCAAGCTGCTTTACTGCCGTCTTGATGGCCTGATTGTAGTTGATAGCGCCGCTCTGGATTTGCATTGTGGCATTGTCCAGCGCCCATTGGTACGCTTTGGAAGGCGGCAGCATCGTCCGCCCAGCGTCCACCAGAAACCCCATAGACCGCGTAAGGTTGCGCATGGTCTGTTTCGTCTGCTCGTATATTGCCCATGTGTCCTCAATGCTCACCAGCGTTTCCGGCTGCGTTATATGGGCAAGGTCGATAAGGTCGGTGTAATACTTCTGGTTTCGTTCTACCACATCGTCCAGCAACTCTTTCAGTTTCTTCTCGCTAATGCCAGAGGTCTTGCGGATTGCCTTTTCAATGTCCTTCAGGTCGATGCCATGCGACCGAAGCGCCCGAATATCCTGCACTGTGACCTCGTTGAACTGGTCTGCCAGCTTCAGGCGGCTGCATATCTCGTCAAGCAGCGTATCTTCAAGAGCGCGGTACAGTTCGGCGAGTTCTTCGGGAAGTGCGTCAAGTAGTTCCGGCTGAAACGGATATTTCATTTGCTTTCCTCCGTTTCACAATATCGTCATAGTGCGGCTTCACTCGAATTATATTCCAATCGCATTCCTCCGGCACTTTTCCGTAAAATATCACCCATTCCGGCGACAGCCGTTTCATCATTTCCTCATAACCGCGCAAAAACAGTCGCTTGCTTTCCTTGTTCTGCTGTGTGCCCACAGAAGATACCGACACAATTCCGCTTACCGGCTCACCGTCAAAGCACCAGTCATAGCTGCGCTCGTCGCTCCATGCGATAGTCGGATACACCGTCAGGCCATGTAGCTGCCAATATGCCGCCAACCAGTGCTTGCGATAGTGGTTATATATCTGCATTGCAAGCGGCATATCTGTGTAAGTCGAAAAATCCGGTGCGCACACCGCCGCAAACTGCGACAGTTTTGGAATGTATTTGTCCGGCGTGTTCCAGTATCGAATGAATTGGTAATCGTCCACAAAGAAATGAACGATTTTGCTTGCTGAGTCTTTTGCCATGTAATGGTAATTTACCGGGATAAACTCGCCCTGCGGATACGCCTTAACCGGCTCAATTTGTGGAATGTCGTACTTGCCAACTCCGGGAAATGTGAACTTGTCGAGATTTTCAAAGTTAAGCATTCCATTTCCATCTTAATAACCGATTATCTTTTTCTTGAACGCTTTCCACGCAGGATCGCCGGGGTGTGTGCTTCTATGATCAATCCAGAATTTCGCACTTGTTTCTTTTTCGATTAACGCTCGAATGCGACCGTACTGATCGGATGCTCTGCGTAGACTGTTTATGCTATTGCTTACTTTTTCTTTTAAGATTTTGCTATTTGCCATTGGGAAAGCATCCCGCGTTAGTTTTACCCATGTTTGCATGTCTTTAGTCGATGTGATATAGTTCGGGGCCTCTGTCATGAAGCCCTGTTCCGTCTTATACATCTCTCCAACGAGAGTGTCGTAAACTTCATCTCTGATTTTGTTGGCCCAATTGACTTGCTTTTCTGTTCCAGTTAGCGCTGGGAAACTCTCCACAGGTCGCTGCACTTTGGGTAAACCAGCCCCGCCACTGCCGCCTGCTCCACCTCTTCCGCCCATCACTCTACCTCCGTTTCTTCCTCGGTTGTCATGTCCTGCATTTTAGGGAGTGCCGCCTTTGCGGTGGCCTCGTCCTCGTTCATCCAACGCATGCGGAACTCCCAATCATTCATGATACCCGCCTGCAAAAGCTGCATATCGCGGGAAAAGTCCGTCTGCTTGTCCTCAATGATGCTGTCATCAAAGTCGATGGAGATATCCACATCCTCATTCAGACCAGCATTCATGGCCGTGTTGCCCAGCCGAAGCAGAGTGCGGCACAGCTCCACGAGAGCCTGCTCGAGCACAATCTCATGCTTTTTGATCGTGCGGAACATGGTGCTGTTCTCACTGATGACCTGTGTAGCCGTTGCCACGCTGCCGCCGTCAAAACGGTAATAGGTTTCGCCGAATCCGCATTTGCTGGACAGGATGTTAAGCTGATCCTGAATGCCCGTGTTGTGCTCCGCTGTCCGCAGGGTCATATCAATGGGGGTAATGACTGCGCCGTCGCTCACATCCTCCGGCAAAACATAAAACGCCACGTCGGCCGGGTCGAATACCGGCTTACCGTCAAGGTACTTTGCCGCAGAGGGCTTGACCATGATACGCTTTTTGCCCAGCCGGAACTCGTTTACATAGCTGTCGTATGCAATATCAACGCCTTGCAGCACATCAATGGCGTTTGCATACACTGCAATGCCGGCCGGCAGCAGGTAGTTGAAATTGTTGGCAATGTTCAGCCGATCAATAACAAACTGCCGCTTGTCGCTGCCGGTATGTACCACGGGCGGAATGTTCTCAAACCCTTTGACGTTGGCAAGCTGCTCGTCAGCCAGCATCTCGTTATCATAACGGTAAATTCGGTTGTCGATGATATAGCTTCCGCTATCGTCCTTGTGGTGGATTTGGAGATACAGGTAATCGTGCCAGTTGCGTGTCACCACAGAGGAAAACGCGCACTCGCTGATAAAGCCGTTCTGCCATGCCAGCGGGTAAATGTTCTCGATGGTCACATAGTCCAGAATGATACCGGAAGCATTTCCGGGGACGATCTCGCCTCCCTCGTTGATCTCCTGCCCGATGACGCGGGGGATATATGCCACCGTGCCGAGCGCGGACTTCATCTCCTGCATTTCGTTTGCCTTGACCGTGAAATTGTTCTCGGTCAGAACGCGGTCGATGAATTCCTGTTCCTTCTGCCCCTCAAGGGTGATCTGGACTTTCTCGTTCATCAACAGATTCGCCCAATCCTCGCACAGCTTCTTCCCCATGCCGAGAGAATACCGCTTGCAGTTGACCATGTTCTCGCCGTTACGCACACGGTAGCTGTGGAAACCTTTCACATTGCCTTGATACCAGCTTTTCCACTCTGCAACCTTGCTATAGAACGCTTCCGGAATTGTGGAATAGCCCAACTCATTCAGTTTTTGAATAACTGCATTGCTCATGCGATAACTCCCATTCTTCGGCTGATCGGCTCGACTGCATAGCGCAATGCGTCGATCAAATGGTTCTTTTCATCAGGATACCCGCTGATAAAGTTTCCATCTTTGTCGCGGTCGTATTCGTAGTTTACAAACTCGTCGTAAGCGTGCGGCGTGCGCTTTCGGTCTATAACGATCTTCCTCCGCTGTAGCCACTTCATACCGTATGCGACGCTGTCAGGCCCCTTTACAGCAGCTTTCGCGGGCAATCCCATAGCCCGGAAGTCCGCAACACTCTTAGGCTCTGCGCTGTCGCAGATGATATATGCGGCAGTGTAGCCTTTTGCCTTAATCATGCCAGCGCTCTGCTCGTTGGAAAGCTTGTTTTGATATATTTCGTCTATCAGGTAGATCGTCTCCCGCGTCTTGTCGTAATGCACGCGGATAAATGCAAACGGGTCAGGGAACCAGCCGTAGTCCACGCCCTGATAAATCCTGTCAAAGTGGCTGATTTCCTCGTCGGTGATCTCCCGCAGCTCCAAATTTTCAAACACATTTCCGCCAGTGCCTACCGGAATGCCGAGATACTCGTGCTGATATGCCCGCTCGTCTGTCTCTTTCAAGTGTTCCGCTTCTGCAAGAAACTGCTCGCCCAACCACTCAGGCGGTGCTTGCAAATACGTTGACTTGTGGCAAAGCCGGTCAGCGCGCTCTTCTAAGCTGTCCTTGTTTGCCCAGTTGTCGCGCGAGATCGGCGGGTTATAGCTTTCGAAATTCCAGAAAACCGAGCCGCCGCGCATGGTGGACTGTAAAATGTTTCGGATTTCCGCGCGTCCAGCAAACTGGTCTTTCTCTTCAAAGTGCGTCACGGCGATATAGCCGAACGGAACCTTGATAGACTTGATCTTCATGGGGTCATCGGCGCCGCGAAACATGATCTTCTGGCCTGTCGGCTTATAGATCAGCTCCATTGGGGAAACCTTTGCTTCCCAATACGCTGCCATGCCCAGCTCTCCAATTGCCCAAATGTACTGTGCATAGACGCTATCGCGGATCGTATTTGCCACTTTTCGCAAGACGAGCGCGTGAGTGCCCGGATTCCCAACCAGCAGAAGCGGAACGATAATTGATACTGTGGAGGATTTCAGCGACCCGCGCCCGCCGCTAAAATCGTAGTGCGTGTGACCATGATGGAAAATGTCATGCGCAATGTCATAAAACGCAGGGCCGATCTTCTCGGACAGGAAAATATCAGACATCGATAATCACCTTAACGACGGAATCGGTGCTGGAATTGTCTTGCTTATCAAACACGCCTGTATGCTTTGCAAGCATTTCAAGCGCCTTTAGCTTGTTTGCATATTTCAAATCGCTTTCTGTGCAATCAGACGCAGGCTTGTCCGCGATTTCTTTTAGCTTTTCAATCACATAGTCCTGCGTTACTTCCGTCCGCTTCTGCCTTTCCGCCTTTGCTTTTTGGATAGCAGCCGAAACGTTACTATTCGTAACCAACTGCCTACCTTTCTCGGCGTTCTTATACCCTGCTCTTGCGGCTGCCTGTGTGGCATTCAAATCCACAAGATATTCTTGCACAAATCGTTCTTGCTTTGCTGTTAATGCCATTCATCACCACCTCGCCGCTTTTATTTGCTACCTGCCCCCACCACTTGGCTACAGTAACAGTCTTTACCCGCCCCGCAGGGCAACTCTTTGCTGCACTGTGGCAACGGCGCTCCTATTTTGGCACGGGCGGCTGGACTCGAACCAGCGACCAAGGGTATTCAATCGCATATCCCTTCACGCGATAAAGCTCTGCCGACTGAGCTACGCCCGCATTTGCTCGGCTTGCCGCTTAGATTGTCACGCCTCATGCGCGCTTGAAGCCCCGCAAGCATTTCAAGCGGCCACACATTGGCTATCGCAAGGGGGACGCATCCCCACGGCAGTTTTCAGCGGCCATTGTCATTTGCATGTGAGCCATGCCGGACGGTCTCACATTGTCCGGGCGCTACCCGGCCTCTGAAACCACACCGCGCTGCGCCTTTTCATCAGCCACGCACTGTTTTTGCGGATTAACTGTCCGCCGCTATCCGGATAGCTTGTGCGTACTTAACTTCTCGCGCTTCCTCGCCCGCTTGTGTGGTTGGTGCGGCATTGCAGTCCTGCCCTGCTTTAGCGCTTCAGGGAAAGTCCCCGTCACTCGCTGTGGTCTCCTCACACTACGGGGTACCTATGCCGCATATATGTCCGGTTTCCACGGTTACCCCACTTGTTTATACTCCGTTGGTGACTCCGTTTAGAGTTTGGCGCAGGCGGCTGGAATCGAACCAGCACATACGGGAGTCAAAGTCCCGTGCCTTACCTTTTGGCTACACCCGCATAAAAACAGACACCCGCGAGATATCCCGTGAGTGTCTGCATGCCGGTAACGCCCTTGCGAGGCCGCTTGCGCGGAGGCACCCATTACCGGCTGTGCCTTAACCTATGGAGGGAAGAAAGAGGAGAAAAATGAAATTTCGGGTTGTGGGCTGACTGGTTCCACTCTCCGATGATACTATTTTAGCACGTTTTTATGTGCCTAATGGGCCAACTTTTAGGAAACCAGGCCCAAATAATCTGCTACGTGCCACAAAAATGCAGCTTTGCGGCGCTTCATGGTCCTCTCGCTGAATCCGCATCCGTCCATGATTCTAAGCGGGTATCTGTCCCGGTTCTCGCAATTCCGCATGATCACCCACACCAGCTTGCGCCGCACGTTCTCATTGGCAATATCCCGGCCCACGTTGTCCATGGCGTATTCCACGGCCCGCATTTTCTTTGTCTCCGGCCAGTTCTCTATGGTTTCCAGCCGTTCCGCCTTGCGCTCGGCTATCCTGCTGTTACCGGGGCTATGCGGCATACCAGACATGGCAAATGATGATGCTTCCAGCACTTCTTCTCGGGCCGCATTGTACGCGCGGACCCGGCGGGGATAGCCCCTGACGTAGGCGATACACTCCATGCGGATATCGTAGGGGAGCGAGTATTTGTTGCTCATGTAGCACCTCCAGGAGTGTCATAGAACCCCTCCGGTTCCGTGCCCTTTATAATCAACGTGTTTGGTCTGTTTCCCTGATACACCGTCACGTCCCGCCCAAACACATGCGCCTTGGCGAACGTATGGCGGAATGGTTTCACGGCGCCATGTACATTAATTTTCAAGCACGCGCCGCAAAAGGAACCATCAGAGCTCTCTACAAAGTGCTCTTCCACATCCGCAATAGCAAGCTTGGGCTCTTCGCACAAGATTATTGGGACCCCTCTGTAAACGTTCATCGTACCTCCTATTCCAGCGCCGTCTCAACGCCGTACTCTTTGAGCATCTGCCGGATATCTGCCCAGGTAACATACCCTTCTGCCACGCACTGAGCGGCGTGGTTCAATTCGCTGGCAAGCTGTTGCACATCGTCCATCGGCGCGTCGTGCTTATCGATCAGGACATACAGCATCAGATCTATGCCCCGGCTCAGGCCCTCCACAATGCCGTTGCTGTAGGCTTTGTCTACGTCGGCCTGTGTTCGGGGTATTCTGCGGGGGTTAGTCTTGGGCATGGGCATCCTCCCTCCTCTTGCCACCACTGCAAAAGGAGTCGTCTTCTACCGGGATACATCCCTCGAACGCGCCCATCGGTTCGGAGCAATATCTCTTTCCGAATTCCGTCAAGCCACTTCTCTTGCACTCTCGGCAGTATACCACCGGGGCCACATCAGCGGCGGGCACTTTTTGCAATTTATCGAACAACCGGCTTACCCGCATCACGGACGCCATGCACGCCTCGCTTACCCACTCATTCGCAGCTTTCACCGCCGCTTCCCGCTCAATGTATTCCGCCATTGTCAGCCCTCCTGTTCCATTTTTCGACAGCAAATTCATATTTGCTATATACGCCACTTTCAAAATCACACTCTGGACAGTATATATAGCACTCTTCTAGGCTGTTGCCATCTACTGTTTCAAGTATTACTTCACCGCCGCAAAACGGGCACGGTTTTAGGTCAAACATCTTTCATCGCCTCCAATGCTTTCTCCGCCTCCTCGCGGGTGCGGAATACCGTCTTGCCAAATCCGTTTAGCGATATGCCATACTCCCGCCCTCTGGCTCCTATTGGCTCAAGGCCAATAAAGCCGATTTTATTGCCCATACCAATCTGCTTGACCTCGCACTCGCTTATATGCTTATCCGTGTCCAGCAAGGCGAACACCCGCTGGCCCACCTTGCACGGCAGTACCACCACGCGCCCGTCCTTGTCGGCTTCTTGATATTTTTTGAGTTTCATGAGAGCGCTGTACAATTTTGCCATTTCCAGACCGCTAAAGTGCTCATCTTTCATCGACTTGATTTCCTCCGGCGTCAGCCCCGTGTCCTCGTAGGCGGCTAAACGATATGCCGCAGAAACATAATCGTGCTCCTTGACCCACACGTCGCCTTCGCCCCAGCGTTCCGTCAGTCGTTCCATCACTCCACCTCCTGCATCCAGAAGTCTCGGATGCAGTCCGCGCATCGCGGGCGTGTTGGGGAGGCGCAGCCACCAGTTTTGTTTCTGTAAGCGGCGGAGACTGACATCGGACATATCGATATGACACCGTCTTTAATCAGCTCCGCCTCCGGGTACTGCTCCAGAAACACGCTCTGCCGTGTCTTGCGCGGGTGTGCGGCAGACCATTCCTCGGTGTTCTTCACAATTTTCGCCGCATCAACGCCCCACACCTCACTCATGGTGCCGCACATTCTGTTCCGCTCCTCGACAAACTTCACAGCATCCATTTACTTCTTCTCCTTTTCCGCAATGCTCTTGCACAGTTCTCTCCAGCAGTCCTTATGCACCGTCAGACGTACCCACCAGCTTTCGTGGAAGCTGTGTGTAAGCCGCTTTATCTTGTACTCGCTGGCTTCGCTGTCGCATTCAATTTCCTTTTTGCAAATATCGCAAAAGACCTTGGTCATCACACTTCCCTCCATTTGCACCCGTCACAGGCGCCCTCATGTGCTTGTTTGTACTTTCCGCAGTATTGGCATAGCTCGTTGATGAGTTCTTTCCTGTCTGCGCCCAGCTTCATGTTGCTGTCAAACAGCGTTTCATTGATGGCGGCGTACTGCTCGGCGGTGTTCTTTGCACCATGCAGTTCCTCTTTCAGTTTCACGATTTCGCAAATTGCATTGCCGTTTGCCGCCATCATGTCGGTCACATCGTTCGGCATCAGGCCGGTGTCCTCGTAGGCGGCGAGGCGCATCAGCGCCGTGTCTATATGCCCAGTTGGTATTGCGTGTGCGTGCCCCCCAATGCTTTCATATTCTGTCAGCCGTTCCATCGTTCTCCTCCTTCACCGCCACAGCCTTTGCCAGCTGTGCCATGCCCTGCTTCATGTCCTCTATCTGCTTATCCCGCCGTGCAATGGCGTACTTCAGGCTGTCGTTGGCTTTCATCAGTGCCTCGATGTGCCGATGCTGGTTCTCGATCAGGTCAGCGGCGGCAGGCATAATCCTCAGGCACTCTCCTGTATTCCTGAGTTCGCACGAATTGCAAGCCGTGTGGTTTGCACAGCACCGCAGCGCGGTCACGATCTCATCTCTTGTCATGTCATTCCTCCTCGCCAAATGGCAATCATGCTGGGAAACGGTGCCGTTCCCATCGGCTTTCCGTCCATCTCGAATTTCAGCCGACCGCGCAGGAATCGGATCTCCGCCTTGCCCAGAATGTAGTCGTGAAAACTGGCACGGTCAGTCCGCGCCGGAATCAACAGCACCACCGTTGTCCCTGGTTTCTGTCCTTCGCGGTAACACTTCTCCGTCCACAGCCCGGTTTCCTTGCTTCCGTAGGGCGGGTTACAAAACACTGTTTCGCCCCCCCAATTTTGCCGCAAACCATCATCGTTTTGCGTGAAATACCGCGCACACTTGTGGTTTTCGTCACTGGATGCGACGTCCAGCGTGAAATGGAACTCCGCGTCCAGCTCATCAAAGAGCCTTTGCGGTGTTTCCCAGAAATTCTTATCACTGGAAAACAAAGCGTCGTTTGTCATGTCATTCCTCCCCAAACCATTTTTTCGTCACGGCGATGGGAAACGGCTCGATCTCGCTTGCCCACCGCGCCGTGCCTTTACCGTGTATGCGTTCAAAAATCAGCGGAAACCCTCCGATTCCATCGAACAAACTCCCAAGCGTTGCCCCCTCCGGCAGATACCGCGCCATGCGCCGCAGCATCCAGTCCCAGAAGGGCAGGGCGATGGAGTTGCCCAATGCCTTGTACCGTGGGCTGTCCGCACTTCCTTTCACTTTTATTTCGCGCCCGCGTTTATCTGTTTTAATCCAATCTCCAATATCCGTCCATCCGTCAGGGAAACCTTGCAGCCGTTCGCATTCCATCGGCGTCAGGCGGCGCACCACCATGTTTATGATGGCAAGGTCTGTGCTGTCCTTAAAGTCCCGTTGCTTGCAACTGCTTGCAACCTCGGCGGCGCGGTAATCTCCAAACCCATTCATCTGGTATGTCAGCGGCACTTGGTTTCCGCCCGTGCCCATTCGCGCCTGCAAACTGGGTGCCTGCTCCCCACACTCGCGGATGACGTCACAAGCGTGTGTCATGTCCAGCGCCACCACTGCGGGCTTATTCCCGCCGCACTCCGCGTTCAGCGTGGGGGATGTTTCTTCCTCGTATCCGATGCTGTGCGCCTTTTCGCTGTTGCCCAGCTTAAACCCGGCGCACAATACGCTGTCCCGTGCCATGCCGCCGTTCTCGTTGGCGTTCAAACTGTGCCATGCGCCATCCTGATCGTACACCCTTGCGCTCTGTGCATCCCAAGGATTCATGCACGCAACCTCCGCGCACACCGCATGGCGGTCTATTGTGTTCAGCGTGTAGCTCTCGTCCGTTTTCCAGCCCTTGCCGTTGCATCCGGCTGTATCGGCGCGGTCAATGCCGTTGCCTTGCAGACCGAAAATCGTCTGATCGTTCCCCGTACCCAGCGTTCCGCTTTTCTCCGTCTGCGCTAACGCGCCTTTTCCTCCTCCGTCACAGCCCCCCCTGATGCGGACTGCATAAGAAGCACCGCTTTCAGCCGCTCCGGCAGGTCTTTCCCCCGCCGCTCCGCTCTCCGCAGGAGGCCCAGACACGCCTTCGCGGTCAAATTGTATTTGGACAGCGGATTCGCCTCCAAAATCTGCGACAACCGAGATTCTTCGGCGATGCTGTGGGGTCCCCAGACGGATAACATTTCCTGTACGGCTGTCTCGGATGGTTTTTCCCCAGTCTTTAGCGTCGTGAGTTCGCCAAGCGATAGACCACCCATCACCGTCAATGGCTCCTGCTTTTGTCCATTTCCACTTTTCCGGCAGTCCAGATAGAGAAAATCCTGGTTCTGCGATACGCGCAATTTCTTCCAGCACGGCGTGGAAGTCTCGTCCTCTGTTGCTGCTGAATGCTCCGACAACGTTCTCCCAAACGAGATACCGAGGTCGAACCATGTTACCTGTCCGTCCATTTCTTTTGTCCTCCGCTCTCATTTCTTTCACGATGCGCACCTGCTCCATAAACAGGCCGCTTCGCGCTCCCGCCAAACCGGCGCGTTTCCCGGCGATGGAAAGGTCCTGACAGGGACTTCCGCCCGTCACCACCCACACCGGGTTGATCTCCGCGCCGTTGATATTGGTAATATCTCCCAAGTGCTTTATGGCGCGTCACCTCCTAATCTCCAAACACCACGCCGCACTCATCCTTCAGCACGTCCTTGATGTGCTTCCGCTTGATGCGACCCTCGTTTATCTCCTCCGCCAGCTTCTCCAAGCACTCGTACAGATACGCGATGCTGTGGGTGTCCCGGCTGTCCGATGTCTCCTCGAATACGTGCCATCCGCATTTGTCCATCAGCGCCATCGCCACCATGTCCATGTTCTCACGTGTGCCTTGCAGCTTGCCACGCATAAAAATGCGGTCATCCCTGCTCAAATGCTGTTTACCCACGTCAATACCTCACTCCGATGTAGTCCAGCACCCGCGCATACCCGAGTCCGTCTTTCGTGGGTTTCCACAGCCCGTCCGTGTCAAATGCCCCGCCTCCGATGCAGAACGCATAATGCTTCGGGTGCGTGTGCTTCATGCGCTCAAACCGGTTTTCTCCCTTTTCGAGATGAGCACCGAACGCGCAGAACATGCAGCCCGTGCGCTGGCAGCCCGTGCAATGCAGCGGCTTTTCGATGAGCGTTGACGGATAATCATTTTCCCCGTCGCTCGCCACGATGTCGCCGTACACGCTGGCGTAGGGTAGCCCCCGCTCCACGATAAACCGCAGCACGTCTTGCTCCGTCCAAAAGCTCATGGGCTTTCCCATCGGGCGCTTGCCCTCAAAGGCGTTGCAACCTGTGCGTTGCCATTTCAGCATGCGCAGCCGGCTTTCTTCCGCCATCAACGCTGTCATGGGGTGGCACCCTGTTTTGGCCTCGAACTTGTGCATGGGTCCCTTTTTCATCACCTTGCAGCATGAATCCGACACGAGAAACGGCGCATGAACTAAATCCACCCACTTTTCGCAGTTGTACGGGGATTTTTCTCCATTTTTATCGAGGTATTCCCCGCGTAAACGCTGTGCCGATTTCCCATCTGGATTGATTCGAGCATTTCCTGCGTATGCGGACACTTCTTTGCTCACGATGCTATACCCGTACTTCGTCACCACCTGCCGAATGTTCATTTTCGGGCGCAGGCGGTGAAGGTTTACGGTCACGCGGGGAAACTCCCGCCGCAGCCACTCCGTGTACTCATTGACGAACTTCTGAATTTCAGGATATTCCAGCCCCGTGTTCACAAACACCAGATTCAGCTCCCACGGCGGCGTCTTGAAGCTCGACAGATACCGCGCCGCCAAGTACGCCAGCACTGTGCTGTCCTTGCCCCCGGAAAAGCTGACGTAGCAACTCCCGCCCCATGCGGTGTACCATTCGTCCAGTTTTTCGTAGGTGGTTATCTCCTTATCCGTTAAGTCCAGCGCCATGAGCTTTTTCGCCGCCTCTCGCGTCAAAGGCGTGTTTGTCGGCACCATCACTCGCCGTCCTGAAACCGTTGTCATCCTCACACCTCCCGGATGGAAAACCCATACCGATTGCGAAACAGCTTTGCTTTCATGGCATACTCCCGCGTCCGCATCCCCTTCACGTCCTTCACCACCGGCAGCCAGTACCGCTGGCCGTAGCTGTCAGGAGCCGCTCTGCGCTCGTACACGAAGTCCGCAACGTAGTCGATACTTTTCACGCGGTCGCCCTCAAATGTCGTGTACGCCTCTTGCAAGCAGTACCGCACCTGCAATTTTAGCCCCCGTATCTCCCCGGCATTTTGCAGCAGCAACGAAGCGTCATAGCGCTCCGCCTCCTTCTTGCTGTCGAAAGTCAGCTTGCCGCGCCGCGTCTTCTGCGCCTTGTACTTTCCGGGCTTGCGCATCTTCTCCATGACCTGCTTCTGCGCCGCAGGCCCCAGCCGCATCAGATCATCACTGTTCATCCAACAACCCTCTTTTCTCCAGTCCGCGCTTGCTCATGGTGTAACGCTTGATCGTCGTCAGTTTCTGGTCTTTCCCGCAGCGCTGGCACACGCCCCGCGCCCAGCCGTGGAACGCTGGCTCGATGATGTATTCCGCCGCCATCTCCTGCAAGCAGGCCACGCACAGCCTGCCGGACGCGATCTTCCATGCGCCGTCGTTCATCGCAACCTCCAGTTCTTTCCGCTGCCCGTCACGCTCATGGTAAAGCCCTTCGCGCGCTCCGCAATGCGGGATCCTATCGCCTCGTCCCAGTCCAATATCTGTCCTATCGTCCGCTCAGAACTGATGATCGTAGCACACTCAGGCTTTATGTACCGTGCGTTGAGTATTTCAAACGCAATGTTCCGGTCAGCCTCCGTCACGTTGCCCTTGAGGAAGTCGTCGATGTAAAGCACGCGGATAGTTTTCAGCTTTCCCACGGCATCGGCGTACAGCTCCGCATCGTTTACTTTTGCCTTGATGGATGGAATGTCCGACCGCCACTGCATATACCGTACTGGCAATCCTGCCTCCATCAGCTTCCCGCAGATCGCCGTGCACAGATGCGTCTTTCCACTGCCGGGGGTCCCACCGGCATAAAACCACTTACCGCGCCAATCCGTGATATACGCCTCGGCCATCTGCTTTGCCTGCTTCTGCCACGGCTCCGCCGTCTGGTACGTCTCCAGCGTACAGCTTTCCAGCAGACCGGACAGTCCGCTACGCGCAATGCGCCGCTGGTTGTCCTTGCGTATCTGGCAAGGGCAGATACGGGTCATAAGCTCCCCGGTTGCGCTGCGTGTGGCCGTATAGCCCCTGTCCTCGCAGTCCGGGCACTCAAAGTACGACTTCTCCTGGGATATTCCATTTTTTCGCAGGTTCTCCAGCACCGCCGCTATGTCCATCGCCGTGTTCCTCCTTCCATCTCGTCTCCCAATTCCGCACGGCGGCTTTCCAGTCCTTCATGCGGTTCTTGCCTACCATCCACCCCTTCTGCTCGTAGAAGGCGACAAAACGATCTGCGTTGACGTGATAGCCCTGCGCCTGAACATAGGCGGATACATCATCAGCGGATGGTGGCGTGAAGCGCTTCGCGCGCGTATCACTCACACCGTTAGGTGGGAGTGTATTATCTTTGGTTTTGTCTTTGGTTTTGTCTTTGGTTTTGTCTTTGGTTTTGTCTTTGGTTTGGTACGTTTCGTATACGGTCGTATTCGATTGTATACCATCGTATACGGTCGTACCCTCGCGACGTGCATATCGCTTTTCGATGTTGCGCTGGTTCTTCGCGCATCTCTCGTCATACGCCGCTTTCGCCCTATTTATATCGTCCGCAATAAAATCAAATGCGATTGACTCCCGTCCCGTAAGTTCCTCCGTCTCTCCGGTCTCGCCATATTTCAGCAAAGCCCGTACAAGCCGACCTACCTCTTGATCTGAAAGTTTCTCTAATTTCTTGCGATAACTGTAATAAAAGGGGATGTACTCAAGAGCCACTATGCACCGCCTCTCACTCCTTCGGCGATACGCCTACTCCCCATTCTTTTCTTCCTGCCTTTCGTACTCGGCCGTCAGGTGCCGTTCGATGGTGCAATGCTCCCACGCCCCGGCACAGAATTGATTCATATAGCGGGATGCCGCGCCGCCCGTCTCAAAGCTGACGCGGCTACCGCCCTCGCAGCATACCCGCCGTTTCTCGCTGCTGGTAAAGTATGGGCAGGTGTACCGCTTGTGCCAGTAATCCATGCCGCTCTACCTCCTATCAACACGGCATATCGTCGTCCGTGTCGAAGTCCTCGTCCACCTCCACGAACTGTCCGCCCGCGTATTTCTTGGCGCCGCTGTCCGCGTCCTTCTTGGCATCGCCAAAGTAAATGTTGTCCGCCAGCACCTCGGCGTTCCGGCGCTTATTGCCGTCCTTGTCCGTCCAGTCCCGCAGTTGCAAGCGGCCCTCCACCACGGCCATGCGCCCCTTGGAGAAATACTTGGACACAAACTCGGCGGTGGTGCGCCATGCAACCACGTCAATAAAATCCGTGTCCTTAGTGCCGTCCGCGTTCTTAAAGTCCCGGTCTACCGCCAGTGTAAAGCTGGTGACGGCTGTACCGTTCTGTGTCCTGCGCAGCTCCGGATCGCGTGTCAACCGGCCCATGATGAAAATCTTGTTCAGCATCTCTTATCTCCTCTCATAAATAGCTTTTCCCGAATTCGCGGCGAAAGTCCGCCTCCGTCCATCTCTGCTCCTCCATCGCCTTGAGCTGCCCGTACCGTCTCAAACGGCGCATCTGGTCTCCGTTCTTGTGTACCGCGCCGCGCCCGTTCCGGTGGCAGCGATTGCCGCACAGATACACCACAAGGCCGTACTTCTCGCTTTTCTTCCGATTCGCGCCGCCAAAAATGTGGTGACGCTCCAGCGGGTCACCGGAGTCATTCCGGCCGCACAAAAAGCATCTTTTGTCGTTCATACGCTAACCTCTCCCCACCGGCTAACGATGGCATCCAGTTCTCGCGGCGGCAGGGTCTCAACGCCCTGCGCCTTGCATTCCTGGATGATGATCTCGATCAGTCGGCTCATCTGGGCGGTATCGTAGTCGCTGGACCCCATATATGTCCGAATATTGTGATATCCGGGGATAGAGCGGCATGGCCCCAGGTCCTCCGTAAAGCGCCCGATGTGCCCGGCACACCAAATACGGTTCCAGTACTCAATCCGGTCCTCTTTCACCGGGATCACGTCGTAGTTGTCGCCCACGTCCCGGATGCAGTCCCGGTAAACGTTGTCCGGCGTGACTGGTGCTTCCTTAGTGCTCAGCACCGCCGCCAGCTTTCCAATCAGCGTCCAAGCGTATGCATTGGCGTCCAGACTCCGCTTTTTACGGTATTCCTTGATCTCCACGGCGCACTTCCGCGGTTTCATTTCTCCGACGAACTTGGCGGCGTCCCGGCGGGGGATGGAGAGGCAGAGATAGGTGTCCTCTCCATCCACGATCACCTTGGCCCGCTCAAAAACGGCCTTCATGGCTTAAAAGCCCTCCGGCTCTTCCGTCGGCTGCGGAGCCTCCGGCGCTGAGGATGCGAAATCTTCCGCTCTGGGTTCGATTGCCTGCTGCGGAGCATCCATGTCCACCGGAGCGGACGCCAGATCGCTCACGTCAATATTCATCTCCGTGGGGTCATACATGCCCTCCAAGTCCTCGGGGAAGGCCTCACGCAAGGCCTGGACCAACGCCACCTTGCGGATCATGGTGGCCGGTTTCTTGGTCCACTGTTCGTTGACCTCTCCGGTTTTCTTCAGACCGACGTATTCTTCAAATGCCACAGAAATCTCGATGGGCTCCTGGTATCCGCGGACGAAAACCTTGGCCCAGCCGCCCACCAGCTCCTCGCCTTTCAAGACGATGGCGCCGATCCGGTTCTCCATGACTCCGGTTTCTGTGTTCAGAACCACCACTCCCGCCTGCTGCCCGCAAAATGCGGTGTTCCGCATGGCCCGCTTCGTGATGGCATCCTTGCCCACCACAATGGTGGCCGGGCTGTTCCCGTACTTAATCAGGTAAGCCTCCCGCAGGAACGGGTTCAAATGCTGGAACCGGCAGAGGTTCAGGAACATCACGATCTCCTGGTCCGTCACGGCGCCGTTTCCGTTCACCAGATACTTCCGGATGATATTCGGGGAGAGCCTGACGACCTCCTCACCGCACTTAAAATCCACAACCTTGTCGTTGGCTGTCTTTTTCGTCGCTGCAATGCTGTTATTCAATGCCATGGTATTCTCCTCCTCAAATCTTCGTGTATTGGATGCCGTTGCTGGAAAGGAACTGCTTCAGCGCCGTTGCCTGTGGTTGTGTCAGATGGAATTCCAGCCGCAGCAGGTACAGCTTTTCCTGAACCCGGGGCTGCTCCACAATTTTTTCGTTATCCACTGCCATGGATGCCTCCCGCTTTTTGGCGGCCTCTGCGGCATCCTGAAGGGCCTTCTTGTGGCGCAACGCTGCGCCGATGTCCAGCGTCTCCATGTACTTTGCCCGGACGGCGGTGGAAAACTCCGGTTCGATGGTGTCCAGCACGGTCAGATCGTCGTCGATATTATCCGCCAGGTTTCCGATGGCCTCGCCCACGGCCTCAATCTTGAATGTGGTATTCAGCCATCGCTGGTCAAAAATACGATCCAAAGGCATGATGGCTTTGATCTCGTCCGGCACAATCTCGTCGTAAACAGTTTCAATGGCCTTCCGCTTCTCCTCCCGGCGCTGTTCCTCGAAAACCTTTAGCTGCCCGTCGATGGCGGCCACCGGGGCGTCGATCATGGCCACCAGCTCCTTGACCTTGGCCTCAAAATCGGTGTAGGGCGCCATGCACTCCTTCTTGATCTCCTTGCGCTTGGACTCCACGGCCTCCCGCAGTTTGTTCAGTTTGGCCTTTTCGGCCTTGCCCTCCTTGATGGTGTCCTCCGTGACCACCAGGTTGTTGTAATAGTCCAGCTTCTCAGCCAGCTCCGCCTTCAGCTCCTCAAAGTTGAAGCCGATTTCCTTCGGCAGTGCGGTGGTCAAATCCGTGCTCATGATAAATTCCATGGTCTTTTCTCCTTTTCTCGTTAAATCTCCGGGAGCTTCAGGTTTGGGCGCTTTTTTGCTTCCACAGAACGCCAAAATCTGATTCCCTCCGCCTTGGTGCTTTGGATATCGTCCAAAACCTCTTCCCGCTCGATCAGATACTCCCTGGTGTCCTTCCGGTGATTCCCCTCCCGGTCGGTCCACTTGATCTGCGCCAGCAGCCATACAAATTCCCATCCGGCGGCGATCATCTGCCAGATGACTTGGCAGTAATACTGGTCCGGGATGCGGCCATTCCAATGGTCCCACTGCCCGGGGTTCTTGATCTCCGTTGTCTTGATCTCCATCCCGCCATGGCGGCCCGTCTCCCGCTCCGTCAGCTCTCCGTCCGGGGTGCAGAAGATGAACGGGTACTCACTGTTGCGGATGATCTTGTATGGGCTGTCGTATGTAACCTCCATTTCAGGATGGTCCAAGGAGAACAGCGCCCGCAGGTGCGGCTCCGCGTCATGCCCATACTGGACGAATGGCTTCCCGGAAATATCCTCCGGCTCCCGGAGCCCGGTTTTTTCCAGCCAAAGCTCTTCATTGCTTTTCCAGTTGCTCATCCCCATCATGGCCCCGGCGTCGGATGCGCCGATGCCGTACTTCCGCTCTTCTTTCCATGCTTCAAGGGTCTCCGGAAGGACAATGATGCTCATTCCTCGTCCTCCTCCATATACCGGTCGCCCCGCCGCTTTCAGCACGTCCCGCATCGTCTTCCCTCCCTATTAATTTTACTTCCCCGGCCTGTCCAGTTTGTCCAGCAGCCACATAAACAGATAACTCACCGTAGCGGCCCCGATATACGTCAGCGCCCATGCAAACGCGCTCATTTCGCACCTCCGCTATCCTTGCCGTTCGGCACAAGGCCGACAAACTCAAGTCCTCTGTTCCTGGCGTAAATCTCGCCCATGATCGTCCCCAGCTTTACGGGGTCAGGGGGCGTGACCCAAATGATTTTGTACTCTGGCTTTTTACTCATTGCCTTTTCCTTTCCCCTGTGCTAAAATAGCCACAGGACACATATCTAAGCCTAAGATTTGTCCCACCCGCCCCGCTCGATGCTGCAACATTGGGCGGGGCATTTTTTACTGCCCATCGCTGGATTTCAGCAGCGCGTCCACGGTAACGCCGAAGTAGTCGGCGATGGCTTTCACGGTGTCAATGCGCGGAGCATTGATACTGCCATTCCACTTCCCAATCGCGCCATTTGCGATGCCGCACGCTCTCTCAAGCGCCCAAATGCTGATATTTCGCTCATCGCAAAGGCGCTTGACGTTCTCATAAATCACTCTCGATCCTCCTTTCACACTTATTCGCATTGTCCTTGACAATGCGAATTTTCTATAGCGTAGCATAGAAAATTTTGAGGGAATTGCCCCCACGCTCTTGACAAGAAGATAGAAAATGCGCTATTATAGTTTTGCAGACATAATTCAACATTTTCTAAGGCCCGCATTCGGTGGGGGCTTGGTTTTTGTCACCCTCTGAAAGCTATTATAGTAGAAAATCCGCTACTTGTCAATAGCTAACTCGCTACAAAAGAAATATTTTTTCCTATGAATACACGTAATAAAATCATCGTCCAAAACATAAGAAGCTTTGCGCAAATACGCGGGACCTCGATCAAGCAAATAGAGAAAGACCTTGGCCTTGGGAATGGAATGATTGGTAAGTGGGAAGATTCCAAAAAAAGCCCGCCGTTTGAAACCATTGAAGTAATTGCAAATTACTTGGGGGCGTCTATTCTTGAGCTGGCGGGAATAACGCCGAGCGAGAACGAAAAAGCCCCCGCCACAGAGGGCGAGGGCTTAAGCGCAGCAAAGAAAGCGCTATTGGTAGCTATTGATGATTTGTCCGACGCTCAGTGTGAAAAACTCCTTCCGATTGTATTGAGCGCAAAACAAGTACTATGAGTAATGTTTTTATTCCGACTAATCCGCATGATAAGATATTGACCGATGCAGAGCGGCAAAAGTGGGAAAGCGATCTTGATAACAAGAAAGATGACTTCCCGTATATCGCTTTGACAAAGGCGCAGCTAAAGCTTTTAAAGCAAGCGCGAACCGATGCCGTATTGATAACCGCGCATAATGAAAATGATGCTGATGTACTCTGCGGTCATAGCTTTGCATATTGCCTTGTAAATGGCGAAAAGCGAGGGCTTATTGCTCGCCAAAGAGGGGCTAATTATCTTGCATATGCGCAGAAAGAAAACTCCCAAGCGTGGTCTATAACGGCGAGGGATTGCCTCGTTGCTGCAATAGGTGCTGTTTTCGGGTTTCTGCTGAATTGCTTGTTCTCTGGTTAATTATATTGCCACTGAATGTTCAGCGCCTCTCGGATAGCTTCAGCTTTTTCGGGGGTAATGTCTGTCGGCTCGTAGTCTTTGCAGGGATTGTCTTTCCCGCAGCCAAGAACGTACCAACCACCCCAAGTAGTATAGCGGACCACAACATGCTTGCACCCAGAGCACGCGATGCTTTTGCATTTCGGAAGCGCCGCTTTGTCAATGATGGCAGATCGGCGGTTGTATTCTCGCTCCGCTTCCTGCGCCTCTGCAAGCTGCAATTTAAGTTTGCGGTTTTCTTCCCGCAGATTATTTAATTCTCTTCTTGCAATAAACATTCCAGCCTCCATAAAACATATTCCGCCTGGCTGTCAGTAAGTGATAGCACCTCAGATTTTAGGCGCTCTCTAATAAGAATAGCATGGTTTTCTTCTTCGCACAACATTTTGTGTCCCTCCAAATAATTATAGTAACGGGGCTATATGTCGATTATTGCACTTTGTGCAGTCGAAAATATAAAACCAAAAGGTGGTGCGCCAAATGGCGAAGAGCAAAATCCCCGGCCTGTCCTTTAGCTGGAAACGTGCGCTCGGAATCACAAAGATGAAAAGAAAAATTTCAAAAGCAACTGGGATTCCCACGACCAAAGCGGGGCGGCAAAGAAAACTTGGCAAACTCCTTGGTATGAAGTAAGAGAAAAGCCCCCGCCGTCTCCGCAACAACGGAGGGGGCTCTGTGCAGACAGCACGGAGCGGTTGCCGCTGCATGATTTGACCATACTCCGCTTTGCTTAACTATTTCAACGCCAAAACCTTGCAATAAGACAGCGCTCGACGAGGTTCGGCAAGCCCTCATCTTGTGACTTCGCGGCGTGAAAATCGAAGAAATTAAGGTGGTATAAATGAACATCCAAGAGGTGTGCAAAATCCGCAAGGCAGAATTGAAACTGACCTATCAGGAAATTTCAGACACTTCCGGCGTGCCGCTGTCCACCGTGCAGAACTTCTTTTCAAAGTTTTCCAAAGCCCCGTCTATTTACACCGTCGCGCCTATCTGCAAGGCGCTTGGGATCTCACTTGACGAGGTGTTCGGAATTTCCGAACGGCTGACAAGGAACGAAGAGACCTTGCAGGCGCGAAATGACGAGCTGGAGCGCCATGTTGACGCAAAGGAAGACATGATCGAGATTATGCGGCGTGGTGTCCATATCCGCAACGCCGTGATTTTTATTTTATTTGTGGTGGTGGTGTTACTGACCGCGTGGTGCGTGTATGTCGATTTGCATTGCGCAGATTACGGATTTTGGAGGGGGCGGTGATGAGAGCAGCACTGTATATCCGCGTGTCGAGCGACGAACAGGCGCGGCATGGCCTGTCATTGCAAGAGCAAAGAGATGCGCTGACAAGATATGCCCAAGAACACAAAATGACCGTGGCGGGTATCTATGAGGACGCGGGAATATCCGCGCGAAAGCCGTATAAAAAACGTCCGGCGCTCCTGCGGCTGCTGGGCGATTGCAAAGTGGGGAAGGTAGACACGATCTTATTTATTAAGCTCGACCGATGGTTTCGAAATGTCGCGGGGTATTACGATGTGCAAACGCAACTCGACCAGTACGGCGTGACCTGGCAAGCGACGGAAGAGGACTACGAGACGCGAACCGCGTCCGGGCGATTAAAGGTTAATATCATGCTCTCCGTTGCGCAGGACGAAGCAGACCGCACAAGCGAACGAATCAAATTTATAAACGACGGCAAACGGGCAAAAGGGCAACCGGCAGGCTCAAAAGCGCCTTTAGGGTATGCCATCAAGGACAGGCAATACCAGATTGATAACGGCACGGTAGATGCGGCGCGAGATATGTTTGCCGCGTTTATCCGGCTAAAAAGTGTCCTTGCCGTAAAGCGATATATGCTTGATACATGGGGCATTGACCGAGCGTATAGCAAGTATGTAAACTATTTCCGTAACCGTCTTTACATCGGGGAGGTGTACGGAATCGAAAACGCCTGTCCCGCGCTGGTAAGCAAGCAGGACTTTGACCTTGTAACTGATATTATTCAGCATCGGTCACAACGCTGTGCGGGAGTTGACACAGATCGCGTGTATCTGTTTTCCGGGATATTGCGCTGCAAAGAGTGCGGGAAAACGATGCAATCGGAAACCGTAAAAAAAACATATACATACTACCGATGCCGGACGCGGATGCTTGACAACTCCGCTTGCCCGCATACAAAAAGGATCCGAGAAGATGCGCTGGAAGACTACCTACTACACGAGATGGAGGGAATCGCAGAACGGAACAATCGGTACTATAAAAAGGCAGATAAAAAGCCCACGCAAAGCGCGGACTCAATACGAAAGAAAATGGGCAAGCTAAAAACGCTATACCTAAACGATCTGATTGAGTTGGACGAATACAAGCGGGAGTATGCGAGCTTGAAAAAAGCACTTGAAGCTACGGAAGAAAGGCCAGAAATCAATTTGGACGCGCTAAAAAAGGAGCTGCAAGAATACGAAACCTATTCCCGCGATGAAAAAAAGGAATTTTGGACGCGCTTCATCAGGCGGATTGATGCAGACAACGATGGCGCGTTTTTCGTAACGCCCCGTTAGGCATATTTTACCTTCACGGACATAAAGGGCAAATATGCCTAAAAAACCCCCCGCCGTAAATGACGGGGGATTTTTCACTTTTCCAGCTTGCGCATAACGCTGTTATACACTCGCTCGTTGACGACCTTCAAGCTGTCCATGAGTTCGTCCATCACTTCCCACGCACGGGCCGGGTCAACGCGGGCCACCGCGCGGAGGAAATCGCTATCAGGCGCAGGGGCCGCAGAGTACGACTCAACCATGCGAGTTTCCCTCACCGGCTCCCGGTTCTGGTTTTGGATGGTATACAGCGCCGCAAGCCTCTCGTAGTTCGCCCAGCTGGATTCTTCCGTTTCCAGGCGAGAGATCCAAAGCTGCAGCTCCTTTTCGTCGATCATCGGGGCCTACCCCCTTTATTCCTCCATCATGTCCATTGCGCGACGCAGGGCATCCTTGATGCGGTCATCGTCAGTCTCGCGCATCATATCGTTGATCTGGCTGCGCAGGTGCTCAGTTGCGTCCGTGCGGCTGTAATGCCCGCGGACATAGTGCCGCCTCGCGTAAGAGACGCCCCTACCGTACGAATTGCGCATATCGTCGTCGTGATAGCGGCTGGAATAGCCTCCCTCTTCAAGCGTCTCGATCTTGTCGATGTTCTTGATGGTGTCGGTCAGCTTATGCGCGATATCGAGGTCTCCCGCGCCAAGCTCACCCTTGCGGGCGATTTCGTCAAGCTCCTTGCAGAGCATGTCGCGCAGATTATACATAGATTTCATTCCCATTGTGTTCTCCTTTCTCAGCAAACTCTGGTAATGATAAGGTTCGCGTTTCTCACGTCAATGGCTTCGCCGCTCACGTTGCGGATGGACAGCGACGCGCAGAAGCCCTTTGTAACGTCAACGTACTCGGATGCCGCTGCGTTAAAAAACGCCTCCGCAGCCGTGGGCGTAACCGTCGCAACGGAGGACAGCAGGGGTTCACCGTCAACCGCAATGGCAACGGAGATGGGGCCTGGGGTCCCGCCGGTGCTTACGGCAATGTTGCCGATAAAGTCCACCTTGTAGCGGGCGCGGCACTGAGAGCAGTTGCCGCGAAGGTTAAACAGGCCGGAGCCTACCCGGTGAGTGATAAGGCCCTTTGTGCAGGGGATCGGTGCCTCGGTAAAAAGCACATTCTGATTTGCCGCCACAGTCTGCGTGGCAATCGCAGTGTATTCAGGCATAGAAAACTCCTTTCATAAAATCAGCGGCAGGGCTATTGCCCCGCCGCTTTGGTTTAGTATCGGCACGGGGCCGAACATTTTGTTGACGTTAACAAAACATTGCCAACAAAAAGCTATGCTATGCAGTTATCAGCAGCCGCAACCGGATCCACATCCACCATAGCCGCTACCCGCCCACGGGTTGCAGGTAATGTAAGCGGGAGAAGGGCACGGGCGAAGCTGCGAAATAAGATAGTTGTTCTGCGCAGACTGAGACGCCGCCAGACGCAGCTCCTGATTTGCACTCTCCAGATCGCGCATCTTGGAGTTGGTCAGGAAGTCCAGAATGGCGCGGCTGTTGGCGTTCTGATTTTCCACGATGTCGCGGGTCGCGTTCTGCACCGTGTTGCGCGTGTCGCACGCCTGCGCGGCCATGTCGTAGCGCACGCCCTCGATGCTGCGCTGGGTGTTGCAGCAGCACTCGGCAGCCTGCATCTGCATGGCGTTGAGCTGCTGCATCAGCGCGGCCTGCTGGTTGGCGCGGGACAGTTCAGCGGTCTGGAAACCGTTGTTCATGTTTTGGTTGACACCGGCAAAGCCGTTCAGCAGCGTGGTGTTCGCGGCATAGAAGCCATCGCACAGCCCACCGTTGATGAGATCCATCTTGCGCTCAATGTTGGCAAAATCGGAAGACAGCACATAGCCGTCTACCACGCCGCCGGAATTGCCGCCGTTGTTGCCCCAGCCGTTATTACCCCAGCCAAGGAAGGCAAACAGGAACAGGATGATGATGAACCAACTGCCATTACCATCCCATCCAAAACCGCCGTTGCCGCCGGAGTTAGTGGGTGCCACGGGCATTGTCAGCATGGGAGCGCCGTCAGAAGAAAGAGACATAGAAAAACTCCTTTCAGTTTTTTATTATCAAATCGTGGCCACGATATTGATTAACCTAACAATTTAGCAAACACTTTGCTTAAACTTTGCTTAAACTTGCTTACTGCATCAGGCTTTGGAACTGCTTCGCCATCTGCTGCAACTGGTTCAGCTGAGCTTGTGAGAGTTTCCCGCTCTGCAAGAGTTTTTCGACCTCTGCTTTGGGGTCTCCATGAAAATTTGCCTTGAACTGCTGGAACTGCTGCACCATCTGCATAAAGCCGTTGCCGCCGCCCATTGCACCGAAAAACGGATTATTCATCGCTCTTTTCCTCCTTTTGCTTCTTGCCCTTCATTTCGCTCACAAGCGCCGCCAGCGCGTCGAACTCTTTACGGGTCACATATTCCGCAGCGGGCGCTTTCTGCGCGTCAGGGGCGCTTGCAAGCCGCTCTACAAGGTCGTATACTTTGAGCGTCGGCTTGCCGCTTGCATCGGCCTGTTTCAGGTACACCGTGGGAGCCGTAGAATCCCACAGCGCCACCGCCGCATTGGGCGCGACCATCCAGCTTCTTGCCTCCTGTTCGCCGGATACCCACTGCACGCCGCTCTGCGGCAGAGGATTTTGCGGCATCGGCGGAATGGCCTGCATCTGCTGCTGCCTCAGCTGGGCAAGGTTGTCCTGCATCGGCGGCATATAGGGGTTTCCGTAGTAAGGATAGTTCATGCTTTATCCGTCCTTTCCCAGTAATACAATACGTTCTCATTGCTGCTGTCCCAGCTGTCCCAGATCGTGCCATTTTGCACGCAGACCACATGACCGGACAGGGCCAGAATATAGGTGCCTACCGGGTGATCCTCCGCAAACTGTCCCACCGTGTAGCAATCAGGGCAAGTGTCCGGCACGATGTACCGCCGGTATCCGATGCTGCGGAGATACCGGCCCCAGCAAGCATTTGCAGACGGCATATCGCCATCCAAATACCCTTCTATTGCAAGTGCAAGATACGTTGCGCCCCAGTCCATACCGGTGGCTTTCGATATGGCTCTGACGGTACAATCGCCTACATTTTTACCTCGTGGATTTCCATTGTAATAGCTATACATATTCGCGCCTATCGTCGTGGAAAAGCTCTACAATTCGCGCAAGGGAAAGCAATCCAGCGGCGTCATCTTCGTATTGATTGCATATATCACGTGCCATATCCGCCGTATACCCACACATCAACAGCCGTTCCATTACGCTCATTTCGCCGCACCCCCTTGTATATCTATAAAATACAGCAAAAAAGACCCAACAAAGAGCCTGAAAAAGGTCTTTGTTGGGTCTTTACTTTATGGGTTTTTGATATGGTCGGCAATCTTTTGGTAACCGTTGCGGCGGCGCTTCTTGACATACTCGACCGACGCAAACAGCCTGTTTGCCACCTGCTGTCTGGATTGTTGCTTGACGTCGCACGCGATGATGCAAAACGCCTCGTCTCCCGGAAGATCAAGCGCGGCGATGTAATCAATGGCACGCTGAGGGGCCATACTGCGCAGCTTTGCGCGGATGTCTCGGTAAGTTGTATTCATGGCGATTATATTCGCCGTGGACTTGCGGAGCTTTGGCGGAAACAGGGGGTCGGCGCATCGTTGCCCCGGTTTCGTCCAGATTTTTAAACCCGTTACTTTGACGCTCTCTTCACATCATCTTGAACCTTCCCGGATAAAACCGTCAAACCCGGCGTCCTTCAAACGCTGGAGCATCTTCTCGGCGTTGGCGCGGACTGCGAAGGCCCCCACCTGGACCCGGTACAGGGTATCGCCCTGGGCAGGCTCGGCGGGCTTGGGGGCCTCCTGCCCGGCCGGGACATAGGCCGCGCCCAGATACTCGCACAGGCCCTTGGCGATGGCTTCACCGATGTCCGTGGTGTGCTCCACGATCCACTTGGCACCCTCGGCGGTGTCGTGAAACTCGCACTCGCAGTACACACTGGGCGCGTCGGGCACGCGCACCTCGTACAGCCGGGAATTGGCCTGGATGTTCTCGGACGTGCCCGGGGACAGCGGGGCCAGCTCCGCAAACACCGCCTTGCATGCATTGTACCCCTTGCCGGGGATGGCGTAGCAGAACAGCCGGGTGCCCATGACCTTGCCGT